ACCTATGATGCTGCTCCTGTTGGCAGGCGTCTTTTGGCTCACCATCTCGGGGGCAAACATCCCATCCGAGCTGCTGTCCGCCGGCCTGTTCTGGCTTCAGGACCGCCTGACGGAGCTCTTCCTCTATCTGAATGCCCCTGAATGGCTCCACGGCGCTCTGGTACTGGGCGTTTACCGGGTATTGGCCTGGGTGGTATCTGTGATGCTGCCGCCTATGGCAATCTTCTTTCCTATCTTCACGCTTTTGGAGGATTTCGGATATCTGCCCCGGGTGGCCTTTGTCCTGGACCACGCGTTTCAGAAGGCCAAGGCCTGCGGCAAGCAGGCGCTGACTATGGCGATGGGATTCGGATGCAACGCAGCTGGGGTAGTGGGGTGCCGGATCATTGACTCCCCCAGGGAACGCCTGATTGCCATCATTACCAACAACTTTGTCCCCTGCAATGGGCGGTTTCCAACGCTGATTGCCATCATTACCATGTTCTTTGTGGGCACGGCGGGCGGTGCGGGCCGGACCCTGCTGTCGGCGCTGATGCTGACGGCGGTGATCCTGCTGGGCGTACTGCTCACCTTTTGGATATCCCGGCTGCTGTCGGCCACCATACTGAAAGGGGTGCCCTCCTCTTTTACTTTGGAGCTGCCCCCCTACCGCAGGCCCAGAGTGGGCCAGGTAATTGTCCGCTCGGTGCTGGACCGCACCCTGTTCGTGCTGGGGCGGGCCGCAGCAGTGGCGGCGCCGGCGGGGCTGATCATCTGGCTCTTTGCCAACGTTCGGATCGGCGATTTGAGCCTGCTGGCCCACTGTACCGGCCTGCTCGACCCCTTTGCCCGGCTTTTGGGGCTGGACGGGGTGATCCTGATGGCGTTCATTCTGGGCTTTCCGGCCAATGAGATTGTCATCCCCATCATTATCATGGCCTACCTGGCCAGCGGCAGCATTCTGGAGTTCGACAGCCTGGACGATCTGCGCCGTCTGCTGACCGACAACGGCTGGACCTGGCTGACGGCGGTATGTACCATGCTTTTTTCCCTGATCCACTGGCCCTGTTCCACCACCTGCATGACCATCGGCCGGGAGACCAAGAGCGCAAAATGGACCTTTCTCTCCTTTGCTCTGCCTACGGCCATCGGGCTTGCGGTGTGCTTCTTGGTGGCGTCCTGCGCCCGGCTGCTTGGGGCGGCCTGAGACGGTTTTTCTTCCACTAAGAGCCGTTTTATGGTATAATAGACACAGAAAAAGCGGGAACTCCTTTGTTTTCAGGGGTTTCCGCCTTTTTTTGTTACTATTTTGTTGCTAGTTCAGTGTTCAGCGGTCTATAATGTTCACCGCTTCGAACAGCCCCTATTGACATTTCAGCGGCTTTGAATTATACTGAATATAGAACGAGGGCGCTACCGGCAAACGGTTAGCCCCCTACCTGATTACAGAAGTAACCGCTGGCCGGGAAGCTGGGCGGTTACTTCTTTTTATTGGCCTGAATGAACAGGGCAATAATGGCAACGACTAAAATACCTGTCTGAATCAGATCAGAATATGTAACCATTGTCAGCCCCTTTCTATGAAGATCAGGGGGCAAGAAGCACCCCTGATCTGGTCAGGGGAACTAACCGCTTGCCGTTTATCGGTAGCACCACCAAAAGAATACCATAGGATTTGACAAAATTCAAGGACTTACTGAATTAGTTCAACGCCTACCAAATACACTTTATATTCAGCATCCCAACCAATCCAAATTTCATAATCTCGATCATCCCCACCCGTATATTCTATAGTATCAAAATTATTTTCTTTCCTTCTCTTAATGGCATAGCATATAGAACGCCAATATTCTTTTTCGCTGGATTCCATCACTTCAATCTTGGTCAATTCCATGATTTTTTTCCGAACTTGGACAATGTTCAAGCATTCATATTTCTTCACTATTTTTACCCCCCCCTTTATCGTTTTATCAATTCAATAGCAGTTTTCAGTTCATCCAAAGTCTTGTGATTATAGACCCGGTTTCCAACATCCTTAGATTTGTGGCCCATAATCAAATCAATACATTTCCGGTTTGCTTTAGCGCTATCCAACAGCGATTCTAAGGTGTGCCGGCACTCATGGGGTGTTTTTTGAATTCCAAAAGATTCCATGATGCCTTTCCAAATTTCCCGGTACTTGCTTTCAGAACACTTCTTCCCATTATAGCTGATCAGATATTCACCCGGTTCAGCCATGCGTTGTTCTATGTAAGGTCGAATGAGAGAATGAATAGGAACCACTCTTTGTTTTCCAGCTTTTGTTTTAACGCCACCAAACATAGTCCCGGCATTAAGATCAACATCTGCTTTCTTCAATGTTAAAAGTTCAGTGATCCGCCAGCCCGAATAGATGAAGATTAAAAGAGTATCAACCCAAGGTTCATCGGCATGCTTCCAAATGGTTTTGATTTCTTCGTCACTGAAGCGATCACGGGTTGTTTCCGGGATGGGATCAGAGGTCAGCAAGTCAGAATAACAGCGGGTAATTATATCCAGTTCAAGTGCGAACCGGTCAAGATGGCCCCAAAGGTTCTTAATTGACGCTTGGGTACTGTACCCCCTTCCACAACCATCAATGGCATCTTGCATTTGATATGAGCGAATTTTTTTATACGGGATGTTCACCAGCTTTGAACAATGCTTGAAAGCTGAAAACAGGGAAGCACGGTTGGAATCTCCCAGCTTCGGAGCTTTCTTTTCTTTCCATAAGTCAAACAGCCCTTGAAGGGTGATTTTGGCCTTGTCCACATCCCATGGATCACGGTTGTATTCGGCCAACATGATATTCCCTTCTTCACGGGTGGAGGTATAGCCGATAATATCAAAGAGCGGATAGCCACGATCATCATATCCATACACGCCGCTTCTGACCATAAACGGCCTTCGCCGGTTGCCGGATAGCTTCACAACAGATCCATACTTATTGGGATTCCTCAACTTTTTACGCCCCCTTTCGGGGAACGCTTATTGTTCTTACCTACCGGGCAAATCGCTGTGAGCTTTCCAAATTTTAACCCTTTCAAATTTCTCATTTTTCGCATTATATCACCTGTCCTCTTAGGGAAAATAGGTATGGCAAAGCTAAACCCCATGTGATATAATGTTCAATGGTGGTTGAAACATTAACTTCAAAAGGGTTTTGTTTCGCCTGACCGCTTCCGGTGTGCTACCACCGGGGGCGGTCTTTTTTTTTTGCTTATCTGAAGCACATCTGTAACGCTGAAAAACATTGAAGAAACTGAAGTTTCTTCAATCTTGTAACGGATAACAGATACCTTTATATTTTTGAAATTTGAATTAAAAAAAAATATAAGAAAGAGTATTAAAAGAAAATACCCCCACTGATCTGTTATCTGTTGCACAACTCTTTGAGCTTCCGGTGTTTTCATGGTTTAGGAGCGTTACACATTAATCATGCTATCCAGTGTTTGGGCGGCTTTCAGGGGCGGATTACTGATGCTTACGGTGGTTTTCACACCTTGAAAATCCAAATCAATATAGAGCATAGGCACACCACCGGTTGTTTTTGTTTCCTGTTTTGCGGTAGAAGCCCCAACAATGGCTCCACCAACACCGAACAAAGCACCACCAACTACGGCCCGTGTGATGCCGCCTTTGGTTTTGGTTACGGTTTTTTCTCCAACCTTTTCAATCCGGTATTCTTCAATTTCAGAGAAAGAGAATACTATGGGTTCTTGTTTTTGCTTCTTTTGCCCGGATATGTAGGCCCATTCATGTTCCATATCCACAAATATGAACCCAGCCATGAATTCGGTAATTACAACAGATTCTTTGAAATTCTTGAATCGTTTGTGGTTTTCTTCCCAAGCCGCTTTCACAGCTTCAGCGGTTGCCAAGGTGGATCGGTTACATATACGGGCACAAGGAACACAAATTGAACCGTCCCCTATTTGAGCATGAAGCAATTTAGGAATTTTTTCACCACAAATTAAACAGTGTTCTTTCATGATTCTACCCCCCTCCTTTTTTTTCATCTAATATCACTTTGGAAGGCCACAGCTTTTCCAAGGATAATGATGTGATCCAACTGTTCCCCGGTATATACCAAATCTTCATACTTGGGATTTTCTGCTTTCAGAATTAGAAGGTTCTTATCAGGATAATAGTTCACTCGCTTCAGGGTTGCTTCATCATCAATGATCACAGCGGCGATTTCACCATTATCCACCATACTCTGTTTACGGATGAAAATAATATCACCGTCATAAATTCTGGCCCCGGTCATACTGTCACCTTCAGCCCGTAAACAAAAATCTGCATCAATTTCAGCCCCAGCTTCAACATATAATTCTATTTCTTCATTGGCGGTGACAGGCTTACCACAAGCGATGGCCCCAATTAAAGGGTATCTTTTTCTTTCGATTGGGAAAAGATTTTCAAACTTTACTTGGGATCTTAAAATGTCAAGATCAACCGATTCATCAATTCCTTCCAACCATGCGGATTTACTTCTATGCTCCGACTTCCCAAGCAGAAAATCCATATCAACATTGAAATAATCGGCTATGGCTTCCAAGGTTTCAATACCGGGCTCCCGTTCACCCCGTTCATACATATTAACACTACTTTTGGATGTTCCGATTTGCTTTGCAAAATCTTGTTGTGATAAGCCGGATTCCCGGCGTAAGAATTTCAAGCGTTCGTTGAACTTTGCCATTAGTAACACCCCTTTCACCTCTATTATACACATTTTGTGCACTTCGTCAATCTGTTATTGTGCACAAAATGTGGTCTTTTTATTTATGCACATTTTGTGGTCAAAAGTCATTGACAATCGAGCACAAATAGTGTACTATAATGGCAGAGTGAGCACAAAAGGTGCACGAAAAACAAAACGAAAGGCGCATGAAATATGAAGTACTTCGTAATTGCTACCCATTGGGATGATACCCGGAAAGCACAAGTGAAATACATTGCTGGACAGTTTGATGAGTACATGAACGCAAGTCTTTTCAAGAAAGCATACAACGATCATTACAAAGCGAATGCCGTAATAATTGAAGATTTTGCGTTGTTGAATGAATAACCCGAAACGGGGGAAACCCCGTCCACCGGAACTGCCCCACCGGTGCTGATGATGGGAGGGCAAATGGCATGAGAGAGAGGAAGTGAAAGCATGATCCAGAAGGAAACCACGGGAATGATTCTTCGCAAATTGCGTGGAGATCGAACCCAAGAAGAAATTGCCGCCGCTCTTGGTATTACAAAATCTTCTTGGGCCATGTATGAACGGGATGAAAGAGTTCCCCGTGATGAAGTCAAAATTCGGATTGCCAACTTCTTTGGTAAGACGGTACAGGAACTTTTTTATACCCCAATCGAGCACTATAAGTGTTCGTAAGAAGGAGAAGAAGCCATGAATGAAGTAAGCCTGAAGCCGGTCATTGAAGAACTTGAAAACTTATTTTCAAAGTTCAACACCCGGTTCTTCGCTGACAAGCTGGAAAAGCCTGTAATCACCGTTTCCCCGGATCATACCCGTGGGGCCTATGGCTGGTGTACTGGCTGGAAGGCTTGGAAGGCTGGCGAGGATGAAGGCCATTATGAAATCAATCTGTGCGCCGAATACCTGAACCGGCCCTTTGAAGAAACCTGTGGAACCCTGATCCATGAAATGGTTCATCTTCAAAACCTTCAAGACGGTGTTCAGGACACTTCACGATCTGGCACCTATCACAACAAGAAGTTCAAGGAAACCGCTGAAGCCCACGGCCTGACCGTGGAGAAAGGCGAGAAGTACGGCTGGCACAAAACAGCCCTTTCCCCGGAAGCCCTTGAATTTGTTCAGAGCCTTGGGAAACAGGGGTTCACCCTTGTACGGCCCCGGCCCATTGGCCTAAAGGGTTCCAGCAAGGGGGGGGGATCAAGTTCCCGAAAGTATGTTTGCCCCTGTTGCGGGGCCATTATCCGGGCCACCAAAGAAGTTCATGTGATCTGTGCTGATTGTGACTGTGAATTTCAGGAGGAATGCTAAATGAGAAGAAAACGGAAAACCGTGTGGGCCTTCCTTGATGGGAAGAAACTGGTGGATGTTGTTCAAGCGGCCCTTGACAACAACATGATGGTGGATGATCTGAAGGCCAAGTTGATTGCCGAAAACCCCGGCCATGAAGTTACCTTTAAGGTTCTGTGATAGGAGGGTTGAAGATGTATGCACCTAATACCCCCCCCCCAACCTGAATATTGGGTTCTGTCCCTTTCAGGTGGTAAAGATTCCACCGCCCTTGGCCTTGAATGGCTGAAGCGCCACCAGCAAGACCCGGTTACATATCCGTTGCATGAAGTCATTTACTGTGACACTGGAATGGAGTTCCCAGCAATGGTTGATCATATCAACCGCCTTGAACAGATTTTCACCGGAGCCGGTATCAAATTCACACGGTTGAAAAATGAAAAATCCTTTGAATACCTGATGTTTGAGTATCAGCCCAAGAAAAAGAACCTTGAACTTCAGCATTTGAAGGGAAAAAGTTGGCCCACTTCAAAAGTTCGTTGGTGTACTGGCGAACTAAAACAAAAGGTTGTTTCTCGCTATTTTAAGCAACTTCGGAAGCAAAAGACTGTGATTCAGCTTGTGGCCCTTGCCGCTGATGAAGAATACCGGCTTGAACGGAAAAACAACCAAGACCCTAACCACCGCCACCCTTTAATTGATTGGGGTTGGACTAAAGCGGATTGCCTGAAGTATTGCTATGATGCCGGGTTTGATTGGGGTGGGCTATATGAATTGTTTCGCCGCCCGTCTTGCTGGTGTTGTCCACTTCAGCCATTGGATGAACTTCGGAAGTTACGAAAACACTTCCCTGATTTGTGGGCAAAGCTGTTGGATATGGGACACCGCACTTGGAATACCTTCAAAGAATTCTATACGGTTGACCAACTGGAAATCCGCTTTGCCTTTGAGGAAGAACGGCTGGCCGCTGGCCTTCCAATCAACCGAACCCGTGAATTTATGTCAGCACTTCGGAAACGGCTTGAAGAAGCTGGTTTCCCGCAAAATGAATAGGAGGTTATGAGCATGAACACCACTTTTGCAGAGCGTTTGAAGTACGCAATGGAACAGGCTGATTTGAAGCAATCCACTATTTCTGACAGAACAGGCATTTCCAAGGCCGCAATCAGTCAGTATCTTTCCGGGAAGAACACCCCCGGCCCGGAACGGGTGAAGGCGTTGGCCAATGTTACCGGCGTGACCTTTGATTTTCTGATGGGTTATGGAGAGGCTCCGGTGAAGGATGCACCGCCTTCGGTGAAGAAGATCAGCGTGAAGGAAGCGGCCCGGTGTATGGGCAAATCTGATCAGTTTGTGCGGATCGGCCTTCAGCGTAGGCTTCTGCCCTTTGGCAATGCAGTTCCCGGCACCGGGAACAACTGGAATTACTACATTAACCCCGCCAAGTTCAGGGAGTATGTGGGCGCTGAAGTCTTCAACACCTTCTTTGGTCTGACTGCCTGACAGATTGGGGGGGGATGAGTGAAACCAGCGAAAAACGAGGTGGGCGGCGGTGTACGGTTGCCTAAATCGTTCTATGAACGCCCCCTTACCCCGAAAGAAGCCCAATTTGCTACGGACAATATCAATATTGTTTGGTGGTATTTAGACCAACAGGGCCTTGACCGGGCGGAATGGTTTGATGTGGTGATCTTCCGGTATCTGATCAGCGTGAAGCGGTGGTTTGCCCTTCCTGATTTGCAAAAAGTGAAGTTTGTCACTGTGGCCTGTAATGCTATGCGGTCAGCTATTGGGAATGCACGGCGCAAGAGCGCCAAAGAACCCCAAACTGTTAGCCTGTATGAGCCTATCCCCGGAACTGAAGATCTGTTGTATATCGACACGATAGCGGCCCCGGAAATTCTGTAAGAAGGTGATGTAATGGAAATCAAATACAATGTTCAGGCCCCGCCCAAGAAAGCCTTCAACGGTGGAGTCAAGAGCGAGGAAGTCATGGCTATTGAAGATTTCCTGACCAGCGGAAACACAAAGAATATGTGCTTTGAGTATGCCACTGACAAGGAAGCCAAGGCCAAACTTTCTACGATTTCGTCCCACAAGCGCAAATACAACGGACAGTACCCGAAGGGGTATGACGCTTACCGGGTGGGCAACTGTATTTACATTGTCCGCCTGACCGGAAAGAAAGGATGATGAATGTGAAAACCCGTTTTGATGGAAACCTATGGATTGGGGCAGGTGGACAAACTTTCAGTCCCGTAGAAATGACAACCGATCACCTGTTGAACACGGTGAAGATGTTAAAAAACCGTCCCGCTGCTGTGATGTCTATGGTTGTTTGTGACATAGAAGCCGCCTCCGATTGTTACCCCTTTTCTCCCTTTGGCGGCGGTCATGCTGATTTGGTGAAAGCGTCCTTGTTCAACCTTACTTCCATGACCCCTGAACAGGTGAGCGCCTACGCCCTGAACAGCACCCTTGGAAACGCCATGAAAGCTGAACTGATCTCCCGTGGGGTGAATGTGGACAACTACCTAACTATGGTAGAAACCCCTGAATCCCTATGATCACGCTGTTTCAGCACCAGCAGAAGGCCCTTGACCTGACAGAAGGCCACAACCGATGCGCCTACTATTTGGATATGGGCCTTGGGAAAACTTTTGTTGGTTCAGAAAAGGCCCTGAAGCTGAATAGCCGTGTGAACCTGTTGGTTTGCCAATGTTCAAAAGTTCAAGACTGGATTGAACACATGGTTGAAAACTACGCCATGAACCACTGTTGGATGATCTACGATCTGATCAACAAAAAGGAATTTGGCTGGTTTATGCAAGCGGCACAGGAAGCAGATAATCCCACCCGGATTTGTGGTGTGATCAACTACGAACTGACCTTCAGGCGGAAGATTTTGAAAACCCTTTCCGGGTTTACGCTGATGCTTGATGAAAGTTCCCTGATTCAGAATGAGAACGCCAAGCGGTCAAAGTTCATTCTTGGTCTGAAGCCTGATAATGTGATCCTTCTTTCCGGCACCCCAACCGGGGGCAAGTATGAAAAGCTGTGGAGCCAATGCCGCCTTTTGGGATGGAACATATCAAAGGAACTGTTTTGGAAACAGTACATTGAAACGGAATGGGTTGAAGAAGATGGGTTTTGGCGGCAGAAAATCACCGGTTACAAAAATGTTGACCGGCTGAAAAAGAAGCTGGCTGAACATGGGGCCGTGTTTATGACTACCGCCGATGCCGGCATCGACCTTCCAGAAAAGACTATGATCCCGGTGAAAATGCTTCCGGCAAAGGAATATTGGAAGTTCTGGCGGGAACGAGTGATCAGCATAAACACCGCCACCCTTCAGGAATTTGAACTTGATTCAGATTTTTGGGGTTCCAATGAAAGCTATGAACGGGAATTGATTGGTGATACCAGCTTAACCCGCCGCCTGTATGCCCGTCAGCTTTGCGGCCTGTATAACCCCCACCGTTATAAAGCCTTCAGGGAGTTGGTGGAGAGTACGGAAGATCGCCTGATTGTGTTCTATAACTTCACGGAAGAAATGGAGCGCATGAAAGGCATTGTAAAGGCTATGAACCGCCCTGTGTCCATCCAGTCTGGTGAAGTCAAGGATTTAGGAGCCTATAACTTCCGTTCTAATTCCGTGACCTTCATTCAGTATCAGGCCGGGGCAATGGGGGGCAACTTCCAAAAGGCCAACAAGATCATTTACTTCAGCCTGCCTCAAGGTTGGGAACTGTGGGAGCAATCCCAAAAACGCATTCACCGGATCGGTCAAAATCGCCCTTGTTTCTATTACTGGATGATCTGTCCGGGGACGGTGGAAGAAGATATTTATTCTACCCTTCAAAGACGAAAGGACTACAACGATGAATTGTTCAGAAAATACGAGGAAGGCCACCCAAAAGGCTAAAAGAAATCAGTGGTTCCGCAGAATGTTCACCGGGGCCCTTCTGATGGGGCTGGTGGTTGGTTTCTTCCTTGGCCACTTTACAGCCCATGCCTTCGGCAGAACCCCGGCAGAGCCGGACACCGAGCCTTCCCAAACGGCTGAAGTTCAGCCCACCCAAACTGTGATCCCCACCCCAGAAGTTTCTTTGAAGCCTGTGGAGCCGGAACCGGTATATTTGGGAGAATTCAGGGTAACGGCTTACTGTGCCTGTGAAATCTGTTGTGGGCAATGGGCAGAGAACCGCCCCAATGGGATTGTGTATGGGGCTTCCGGTAAAGAACTGGTTGCTGGCGTGTCCTGTGCGTCCCCCTTGCCATTCGGAACTGTCTTGGAGGTTGAAGGGGTCGGAACCTACATAGTGCAGGACAGAACCGCTTCATGGGTGGTGGACAAGTACGGGGAAAACCTTGTGGATATTTACTTTGACGATCATCAAGCGGCCCTTGAATTCGGGCTTCAATACCATGATGTTTATTTGAAAGAAGGTGCAGACAATGACCAAATGTGAAAACCCGTGTCCCTTTGGCAAGTTTGATGGGTGTTGCCACTTCTGCCCGGATCGGGCTTCCTGTGCTGACGCTTGCCCGGAAAACCCGGATAAATGCGGACAAGCCATTTTCGATGAAGAAGCAGGGCTTCAGGCTTTCCAGCAATCCCAGATTGCCACCCTGAACGCTATTGCTTCCCTGACCGCCCATAAGAAGGCCATTGAGGATCAGGAAAAGACCATGAAAGCGGCCCTGTATGATGCCATGATGAAGTTTGGCGTGAAGAAGTTTGAAAGTGATGTGTTGAACCTGACCTTGGTTGAACCCACCACGGCCACCAGTATTGATTCCGCCAAGCTGAAGAAGAAATACCCCGCTATTGCGGCGGAATGTTCTAAATCCAGCGTCAAGGCCGGTTATGTGAAAATCACCCTGAAGGATGGTGCTTCAAATGGTTGAAATGGTGACTATGATTTCTCCCAAGGACGGAAAGAAACATAACTTTTTCCCTGTGGAGCGGGATGGGATCAACCTTTTGGCCGATGTAACCGGGATCAGGAAAAAGAAAAGTATTGACAGTGTTCTTCTTTATAGGGAGGAAGATGGGAATCTGATTTTTGACAGATATGAGCGGGTTTCTATCTTCAGAAAGGCAGAAGGGTATTGCTGATGCCAAGGGATGAATTTTGGGATGCCCTGAAGGAACACGCCCACCGGAACCATCAAGAGCGGGTTTCCAAGAACCCTGACCGGATCGCTTATGCTATCCAGCAATTTGAAGCCCACGGGATTGAATACCAGTTGAAGAACCAGCAGACCGGCCACTTCCATTGCTGGCGGAAATCTGATGATAAACTGTTTCAGTTTTACGCTGGCACCGGCAAGATTCAGGGCCTTCAGACCCGTGGAATTCACAACCTGATCAAGATATTGGAGGGGTGAAGCCGTGGATGATTATTAAATGGCACCCATGCCCCGGCCACCCTAACTATCAAATCAACCGCTTGGCCCAAGTTCGTTCAGTGAAAACCGGGAAATTGTTAAAGCCTTATGACGATGGTTCCGGTTATCTTCGGGTGAAACTGGACGGGGAGAATTGCCGGTTACATATCCTTGTGGCGCTGGCCTTCATCCCAAACCCGGAAAAGAAGCCGGTGGTTAACCATAAACACGGGAAGAAGCATGATTGCAGGGCTTCCCAGTTGGAGTGGGCCACCATATCAGAGAACACAAAACACGCTTGGGATCATGGATTGATTCAGCGGGGGGGGGTAAAAAACCGTGGCCGGTGAAAAGAATTTTGAAAACCGCCTGAAGAAGTGGTTGGAGGATGAAGGGATTTACCCCTTGGGGGAGCCGGTTGACCGTATGAGCGCCCCGCCTTGTGGGTATTGGGAAAAGCGGTGGGGCGGCGGACGGTATGTGAAAAGCGGCCTTCCTGATATGCGGATCGTGGTGAAAGGGTTGGCCTTTGAAGTGGAACTGAAGGCCACCACCGGAACCCCTTCAGAACTGCAAAAGCGCAATATTGCCCAAATCAACAATTCCGGTTGCTTCGGCTTCATCCTGTACCCGGAAGGCTTTGAAGCCTTTAAGAAAATTGTGAAGAGGGTGAAACAATGCGAGTTTCCCACAGCCGGGTTGATCTCTTTAATAGATGCCCATACCGATACTACTTGCGATATGTGGAGGGGTTAAACACCACCCCTGACACAGAACCGGACAACGCCTTAATCCTTGGCACCGCCTTACATACAGGCATTGAAGAAGGGGTTGAACAAGCCCTTGACTTCTACCAGTCCAGCTTCCCAATTCTGACGGATGATCATGTGAATGAAATGATGAAGCTGGAAGCCATGATCCCCAAGGCCAAGGCCATGTTACCACCGGGCGGCACCTTTGAACTTCCTATTGGAAACGCTGATTTTATCGGCTTTATGGATTATCTGGTTCCTGTCGATTTGGATTTGACCGGAAAAGATGAAATCTGTGATCGTTGTCAGGAGTGGAAAAGGTGTGATGATTCGTATTCCGGGCATTGCCCTTACGGAAAATTCACAGTCCCTTCAGAAAACACTTTTGATCTGTATGACTTCAAATATTCTAACAACGCCAAAAGCTATGCCGTTTCCGGTCAGTTGCATGAATACAAGTATTGGTATGAACTGACCCACCCCGGCCACCGGATCAGAAATATGTATTTTCTGATTGTTCCCAAGGTGAAGATCAGGCAGAAGAAAACAGAAACCTTGGCCCAATTCAGGGATAGGTTGCAGGATGCTTTGAAGGACGCTGAACCATCTTTATTGCCGGTTCAGTATGACCCCATGAAAATTGTGTGCTTTTTGACCGACACAAAGCACATGGTTGAAGCCACAGATTTCCCCAAGAACCCTAACCACTTTTGCGGTTGGTGTGAATATCAAGAATACTGTGAGAAAGGATGGGATTATATGTTACTTCCCAAAAATGAACGGCGTAATCTGAACGCCACCAAGAAGAAGGTTGTCTGGCTGTACGGCGCACCCTTCAGCGGCAAGACCTTCTTCGCAAACCAGTTCCCTGATCCCCTGATGCTGAACACGGATGGCAATATCAAGTTTGTGGATGCACCCTATATCGCTATCCGGGACACAGTAACGGTGGAAGGCCGGTTGACCAAGCGGCAGTTGGCTTGGGAAGTCTTTTCCGATGCTGTGGCAGAGTTGGAGAAGAAACAGAACGATTTCAAAACCATTGTGGTTGACCTTCTGGAAGATACTTATGAGGCTTGCCGGGTGTATATCTGTGACCGGCAGGGCTGGAAACATGAAAGTGATGATTCTTTCCGGGCTTGGGATATGGTAACTTCCGAATTCCTAAACACCGTCAAGCGGCTGGTCAATCTGGACTATGAAAACATCATCCTGATCAGCCATGAGGATCGGAGCCGTGACCTTACCCGCAAGAGCGGTGACAAAATCAGTTCTATCCGCCCCAATCTTCGGGAAAAGGTTGCCAACAAGGTTGCCGGTATGGTTGACCTTGTGGCCCGTATCGTGGCGGATGATAATGACCGGGTTCTTTCCTTCAAGGCTTCGGAAGTGATCTTTGGCGGTGGGCGGCTGACCGTTCACAACAAGGAAATCCCGCTGGATTATGAAGCCTTCTGTGAGGTCTACGAGGAAGCCAACCAGAAGGCCGCAGGAGCCATGAAGCACGGCGGTAATACCCCGGCTGCCCCCGACCCGGAAACGGATGACAGCGGCGAACAGCGGCCCAGCAGACGGAGCAAAAAGCCCAAAGAGGAAGAGCCCCCGGCCCCCGATCCTAAAGATGTGGAAGATGCTGAGCGGGCGGCGGTTGGTGATCCTGATGGTACATGGACACCGGGCGGCGGGAATGTAGATGATTCCATCAATTCCATCGGCTTCCCCAAATGCCCTGACGGGGATCGGATTTTTGCCCAGCACAATGACAACCCGCAAATCCCCCTTTGCCCCAACATTGATGCCGCCCATTGTTGCCACAAGGATGGCGGCCCCGATGTTTGCCACCTGTGGGATCGCTCCAAGGATAGCGACCCTACACCCAAGATGGATGTGAACCCGCCCCGGCGCACCCGGAAGAAGCGTGAAGAATGATCAGTAGTAAAAAGGCTCTTGCCTGTGTGGAAACTCTTGTGAAGTTCCACAAAGAGCAATCCGGCTGTCAGAACTGCATTTTTCGTCGCTTTGGTTCGGAGCATTGGAACTGCCAAATTGATGCCTATGGTTTGCAGGAAGTCCTTGAAAATATAAAAGCCAAAAAGAAAAATCAAGGGTATTTGTAAAGGATGATGCCTGATGAAAATTGACCCTTACCCTTGCGTGGTCAGCCTGAAAGATGGTTCAGTTTACACGCTGTTTGAGTTCCGCCACTTCTTGGAACTGGTGGAAGATCACATGGGCTATGATGCCGCCAAGTGGTTAAGAACGCATGTGGAACAGGTGGAGGAAGCCGCTGATTATACCCAAGCCAAGGTTGATACTGACCTGACCGCTTATGAAAGTGGTTTGGAGAGCAACCGCGGAGCCTTTCAGGATATTCAGACGGAAGCCGCCGCCATTATGGAAGTTCTTCAAGGGAAGCGGGTTGATCGTCAAAAAATCGCCCATTCCGTGAGGGAAATAGGAAAGATCATTTCCAATCAGATTTAGGAGGTAAACACCATGAATGATGCGCTGAACAAGTTCAAGGCGGAAATGGAGAAGCGGGGACTTTTCCGCAAGATCACCATTGCCGCAAACATGATCCCCCCGCCCGGTATTGACCCGGAAGCCCTGACCGCCATTCACAAGCTGGCCGCAAAAGAAGCCCTGATCATGTATGCACAGAAGCATGATGATTTCTGTGAACTGATGGCTGAAGCAGCCACCGATCACCTATTTGATACTATCCTGACGGATGATCTTTTCAAGCCGGTGGAAGGGTTCACCCCTACTGATGAGGAACGGGCTAAAATGGAGGAAGTAGAGAAAACCGCTAAAGCCATTTCCGGTCTGTTCGATATTCTGAAGAACATCTAAATTACATTTAGGAGGAAATTATTATGGCTATCGACTTTGATAAAATTGATCGTACCGTTGATTTGAAGGGCCTTCAGGCCGATGTGGAGGATGCCAAGAAGAATGGCGGCGGGGACTTCCCCACAATTCCCGCTGGTAAGTATGAAGCCCGTGTGGAGAGCATGGAAATCAAAGGAACCAAGGCAGACCCCAACCGCCCCATGCTGGCTGTGTCCTTCAAGATTCTGTCCGGTGAGTACAAGAACCAGCACCTTTTCATGAACCGTGTTCTGTACGGCACCAAGAATGACAAGAACATGATTGCTTCTGCTATGGGCTTCTTGGAGAAGTTGGATTCCGGGGTTCCCATCAGCTTCACCAGCTATAAGCAGTTCGCCCAACTTGTTCTTGATGTGGCGGAAGCCATTGATGGAAAGCTGGAATATGCGGTGGATTATGATGATACCCGCTTCAATTCCATCAGCATTGATGAAGTTTTTGAAGTTGAGGATTGAAAACCGGTGTGCACTTTTTTATAATCAAATTGAGCACTATATGTACTCGCATTGACTTTTTTGAGCCTTCACTTTCAAAAGGCCGGGGCTTTGCCCCGGTTGGCCCCAAGGTGAAGCCTTCCCGTGGCGGGGCTGTTTTCACTGATTCACCGAAAATTCCTTAGAAAGCGGGTGAAAAGATGATCTTCTATGACTTTGAGGTTTTCGCTTATGACTGGCTGGTTGTCCTAATCGACCTGTCCGCCAAAGAAGAAACGGTGATCATCAATGA